ATTTATTTGTTATGCCTCGACTTGCTGGAGTCTTTTGTGCGCTTCCAGAGCCAGGGGGTTGTTTAAAAGGTGTGTTCGCCACTTTCTTATCATTTTCAAAACTGTCGGTTTTAGATTTAGGTAAGAATTTACCGTCTTCTCTTTTTCTAAAGAAGACCATTCTGCGCCAACGATGGCGGCAGTTATTTCCGCCAGCAAAAAGAAATAAATCATAGTTTGAAGAACCTCCTAATCCGAGTCCAGGATTTGGATCTAATGAAGAAAGTTTTTCAATGTCTTCAAACCTGTAAAGCATTCCATATTTTCCTGTGTTTCGTTTCATCATGTCCTGGCAAAACTTACGCTCTGGATTTTTGTTACCGTCGTATTTATATCTTAAAATATAAAGCCCTTGATCGTATTCGCTTTTGGATGTAGTGTCTGGATTAAAAGAAAATAGTTTTGTGGCTTGCTTCTCTAAAAGATTAAGGTTTTTTTGAGCTTGCTTTTCATCTTCAATACTTCCAGCGTCTTCCTCTTCTAAAAGTTCCCACTCTTCGCCTAAGTCTTCTCCGTATTTTTCAATGTTTTTGAGAATAGCTTCTTCATGCTCTATAGACATTTCTGGTTTGTCGCTTGAAAGCTTTTGACCTGTCTCTTCTTCTTTTTGTTCTTGAGTCACTAAAACTTCGTCTGTAAACTCAATTGGAGTAAGTGTTTGAACGTAGATTTTAAGAGCAATTCCATTAACTGCTAGGATTTCATCTATAGCGTCAATGATGTCGTCTTGGTATGGTTTAATTACTACGTTTTCGAATAGATTATGAGCGTTCTGAATCTCTTCTGAATTTGATCCAAGACCATTGCCAGCATCTCTAATTCCAACAAGTAAAGGAGAAGTGATTCTGTGAGCTAGAAGAAGCTTTTTTGTACACTCTTCCGCTATGTATTGATAAATGTCCGCAGAGTCAGCAGCAGAAATGTCTTCAATTGTTGTTTTATTTTCTGGAGAATCGCTAAAAGAAACGATAATTTTTTCGCCATTAACTCCTGTAAGCTTGTCCATGATCTCTGATTTGATCATTTGTTGCTTTTCAATAGTCGGAACGCCATTTGTCATTGAAATTAACTTACCAGAACTGAAATTATTTGATACTTCATTGACTAAATACTCGGAAATAAGGGCTTCTAAATTTGAATAATTTATTGATGACACTTCTGGCGGCGGCGAATAGTAGTGCATCGAAGGGATGTACCTTCTAATGATATATATTTCATTTTTAGCTCCAGATCCAAAGACAGGAATTCTAGTCAATTTGTCGCCATCTTGATATTCACTCCATTTTGGAAAATAATAATAAGCGTTTATAACGCCTTTATGGTCACATTTCTCGGCTCTTAATGTTTCTCTGTTAAAGTGTGACACCTTAACAACTTTAGAGCCGCTATAAGTCACCTGTAGGGCTGCTTCGCCTAGCAGTTTATAATCTAAACAAACACGCTTTAAATCTTTTGCTTTGAACAAGCTTTTAAATGCAGCAAATTCGTCTGGTCTTCTATTAGCGTCTAAAGCTGAGAATCCTTTTCCAAAAATTTGACCGACTACTCCAGTGACAATTGAGTTTGTAGTCGGAGAGTTTAAATAAGCATCAATAATTTGTGAATAAAAATCATTGCCTTCTCCAAAAGACACAAAATCTCTGTGCGGATCTTCAAAGATTTCTGGTGTTTTATAAGCCTCTAATTTAAGTATGTGAAAATCGCTATTCATAGACTAAATAATCATTTGCAGCAGTCGGATTTTGCACGAAATTGCCTGTGTTTGGTGAGTAGGTACTTATAGCCTGGTTAGTTCCAAAGATTTTATCTCGATATAAAACTTGTGAAGTGGCTGTATTTGAAACCTCTAAAATGTAGGTTGTGTCTTTATCAGCATCTAATCCTAGATTTGCTGTATAGGTGTAATAGTATTTTAATGCTGTCAAAGAGCTGACCGTTGCATTATGTACCTCTGTGTTTTGTTCTTCGTTTGTTATCACGACTTTAAATATATTTGACCCATTTGGAGTGTAAACCCTGGGAATTATGTTTAATGTGTGGCTAGCTTGTGTTCTGTCCACTACTATCATTAGTCTATCTTAAAAGTTCCAGTCCCTACGTTATAAGTTTTGTTTTTATTCAAAGATTTATACTGGTCTTCTGTTAAAACTTCTTTTGCTTGTTCTTCAGTAGCTTTATGCCATTCAAGACTGTCAAAAGGTTTAAATAAAATATCTTTTTTCTTCATGTTTTGTTTTTAATAGTTTTGTAGGGAGCAGCAATTGCATACCCCCAAACAAAACACTCGTTTAGGAGTTAGTTCCAACAGTTATTGTTGGCGAAGCACTACTCATTCCTGCGAATGGTGTTGCTGCTGTTGCTCCATTAATAAAGTCTGGAGGACTAGCTTCTTCTGCAAGAAACTCGATCGTATATCCAGACATATCTCCTCTGCCATCCCCACTAGCCATTGTAGTAGTTGTGACAGTAACACCGTTTTCTTTTCCAAGTAAAAACGCATTTAAATTGCGGTCTTGGACAACGATACTGTTGCGCCCAAATGAAAGCAATTTAAGTTCTGCGCTGTCTTCTTTAGAAAGCTTCGGCAAAGTCACAGATAAGACAGTACTATAAAAAGTAGTGCCTGTATCTTTTGAAGTTGTCGCTGTGGTTGTAAAACTATTACCTGCACCGTTCAAATCGTATTTAAACGCTGTAAACGTTCCACTCATATCTGAAATGGCATCTGAGGCAATAGTTATTGTACCGTATGGCGCAACTCCGTTTGTTATAAAAAGAGCAGAGATGCCGCCCTGTACGTCAGCACAGTTGATAGCCCTCCCCTTAGTCACTAAACATGCCATAAATTTATTTTTTAATAGTTAGGGGAGTTGCCTCCCCTTTCTATTGATTAATATTAAGAGTATAAAACAACCTCAGAACCGAATCCAAGAGCAACAGACGCAGAACCTCTCATTGAGATTCTAGTATTTTGACTTCCGTCAATTTTACCCATGTCGATTATGTCAATATTGTTTGTCAAATCGCTGTATAAAGAAGTTCCGAATAAAAGGTTTTCTTTAGTTGTTGCAATCATGTCAGTAGCTGTCATTCCAGGGCAATGTAAAATCTTGATTCCGTCAAAATAAAGCTCTTGTTGGTTTCTATACCAAGTGTTCATTTTGTCATCAACACCAGCAGTTACATTTGAAGTTCCAGCTGCGCCAAATCCTCCTAATGCACGCACGTAACTCTGATAAATTGCAGTTGGAACGTAGATATACAAATCATCTTTTCCGTAGATAGTTGTTGGAATAGCGTCAACCACTTTTCCTATTTCTGTAGTCACATTTGCAGCAGTTACTGCTGATTTTGCAACGTCAACAACTGTTCCGTCTGCCGCTGCAAGTACTTCCCAGCCATCAAAAGGAATGTCACCTCCAGTAGTTCCTTGCCATACAGCAGTTTCAATTCCTGCAGCTACTTTTGCGATTACATGCTCTAGCATGAACTGGCCTAAGTTTTGAGGTAATTTAGAGTTGATTCCTTTCATTTGTAAAGAATCCCAAGAAGAACGATAAGAGCTTGCGCAAACTTGTAGGTTTACTTGAATTTCTTTAGGCTCAAGAACAACTTCTGTAGTTGTTAAAGTCCCAGTCGGAGTGAAATCACAAGATCCTGCTTTGATTAGGTTAGCGTCAGAAGCAAATTTTCTGATCACTTCTTTGTATTGGATATTGTCTCTGATGTCNATTGCTCCAGAGTCAAGAGTTTTNCCAGTNAATAAAGCNGCCTGNAAATACCCAGAGGCTGCTTTTCCTGCAAAACTTGATGTAATATTATTAGTAGTTGCCATTTATTTTTGTTTATTGGTTGTAAATCATTTGTCTAATTCTACTTATATGAGAATTAGTGTTTTGGTTTAAATTTGTTTTTTGCTCAGTTGCAGCTTCTGGATTGTGAGCGATAGGCTCAACAACTTCAGCAGACAATTCAACTTCAGCGATCTCTTCAATTGGTTCTTTTTCTAAAAGAGTTTTAATTTCTGCAATCATAGATTTTACTTCATCAACTTCTTCTTTAGTTGCATAAACAACTTGTGTAGATTCGGTCTTTGATTTTACTTTAGCGTCTTCAGCTTCAGCTTCTACTTCTTCTTCAGCTTCTTCAACAGGAGCTTCTTCTTCAGCAGCATCTTTAATTTCAGCAATTAAACCTTCTTCGACAACCGATAGAATTTTGCCATCTTCCAAAGTATAATCACCGACAGGTAAAGCGATTTTTTCGCCTTCTTCACCTACGATAAAAACTTCTTTGTCAGCGACAAACTCTTCAGCTTCGATTTCCGTACCGTTGTCCAACTTCATAGTTGCCAACTGAACTTTTTGTTCAGACAGTTCTATTCCTAGAATGCCTTTTATTTGGTTTAAAACTTCAAGTGCTTTCATTTATATTATTTTCTATACTATATATACGTTTGAGTTCTAAAAATCGGTCATATTAATTGACCTTTTTTTAAATTTTACCAATTCCCTGCGCTCTCATTGATCCATCACAGCATTTAGAATCGTATGTTTTACGGTCTTTGCAAAGACAACCTCGTTTTCCGCCTTTGGGAGAAGTTCGACTTACTGTTTTTTGTTTTTTATTAGGCATCTTTATTGTTGTTATGTGATTCACAAGGCATGAACCACGTTTTTTCTTCTAAATCATGGGTATGAAAACCAGAGCAATTAAGATTTGCAGCCATTTCTTCTGCTTTTTCTTGAGTTGAATAGGCAAGTCTATCATCTATTACAGCATAATCTTCATTAATAATCATGGTTTGTAGTTTTTGGCTATTCATAGGAACGCAGTTAGGAACTTTTTTTCCGTTCTTCATTTTAAAACCTATCATTTCATAACCTGGATAGCATGGTTCTTTAAGATTTTCCTCTGTTTTATTTTCAGTTAAAAATTCTTTTAGCTCATTTAAAAGTTCATTTGCTTCGGCTTCTTCTTTTAAAGTTTTGTCTTTAGGCCTTTGTTCTAATTTTGAGGAAAAATAAGCTTCAATAGAAAAACCTTTGACCTTTCCTTTTTTTACATACTCATTCCAAACTTCATCTGAATTTACTTTCATAGAAACCATCCAAGTTCCAACAGGAACATTCATTCCATAATGTCTAGATTTATCTTGTTCTGATTCTACAATCCAACTCTCGACTATTGTAAGGCCTTCTAAAGCAACTTTATGCTCTAGAGTAGCCTCAGACTGATTGCCTTTAATAAAGAACAACTCAGAGGCTTTACGAACTGTCGAAGCGGAGAAAAATATATAATATTCGTCTTCTTCATTTTTACGATAGATCGGTTTATTTGGAATAAGAGCAGCACCCATTAAAATACGTTTCTCTTTGTCCTGTTCGGCAAATTTTACTTCTTGATTTTTTAGAGCAATAAAGTCCTCTTCAATTGCAGGGTTTTCAACTACTGAAATGGCTGTAATTCCATTGTCTTCATTTTCTTCGTCTAGTATTAATTCTATTATTTTCATGATTTATCCTATTGATGCGTTTTCGATTATATTTCTGTCTAATGATTGTGCTGTTGATACGTCTCCAGAAGTCACAAAAGCTTTTATTGGTTTGTCTTGTTGTCCGCTAATGGTTTCTGCTAATTGATTCTCTGGTGCTGCTCCGACAACGTTAAAGTCTGGAGGGGCTGAAGGTATAGCACCACCACCACCGCCACCAGATGGAGAGGGTTTTGATCCGCTTACTATACTTTGAATAGATTTTGCTCCAAAGGCTGCTGCAATTCCAGCTTGAATGAATGGATATGCAGGGCCGATTATTGGTATTGCTGTTATTGGAGAAGATTGTGCTGTCGTAAAAGCATTTTGAACTCCTTTTATTGTTTGCCTTGTAACGTCTGCAACAGCCATTGCCTTTCCAATTCTAGAGCCTTCTCCTGCTAGATTAGTTATTCTTGCTAGTGTGGCATTATCTTGAGCAACAGCAGCGTCTTGAGCAGCATCTCTTATATCGTCATCTTTTTTCTTAGCATCGTCTTTAATTTTTTGTGCTTTAGCAGCATTGTCTTTTTCATTTTCAGCAATTTCATCTTGCAGGTCTTTTTGTTCTTGAAGTAAAGAATTCGTGTTAGTGAGTTGTTCTGATCTAAAACCTGTAACCGTTTCTTCTACATCTATAAGAGCTGTCTGAGCGTTTATTAGAGCAATCTGTAAGTCTAGGTTTTCTTTATCTAGATCTAAAGCAGCTTGAGCAGCATCAATTTGCTGTTGTGCATTGGACATCATTGTCTCTGCCTGTCTATCTAAAACGTTTCCTAGTTCTTGATTAGCTGCAATTCTTACTTCAATAGATTTAGAAGTGTCATCTCTGATCTGTCTTTGTAGTTCAGCTTCTCTACTAAATTGTAATAGTAGCTTTGCATTTTGTGCTTCTGCTAATTGTGACTGTTTATTTAAGTCAACTTGATTTTTTGCAGCTTCAAAAGTTTCTTTAGAATAATTACTAACTGCTTTGGTTACTTTTTCGACTGATTTATCTACGCCTGTAAAAACATCAACTGATTCTAATCCTGCTTGTTTAATAGTATCAAAAGCACCAGAAAAATCACCCTTTACTAGTTTTTTAAATGCTTTTCCGACTAAACCGAAAACTTGCATTAATTCATTAAATCTATTTATCGTGCCTTGAATAACCACATCCGTTAATTCTCTGAAAGTCGGTAGTGAAAAATCACTTACAAAACTGACTAAATCATTAAAAGCTTTTTGCAAGAAATTAGCGCCTACAGCCATTGCGTCCATGACTCTTTGATTGCCCATAAAAAGCTCCATAAGTTTTTCAAAGATGACTGCTCCTGCTTTAAAAAGCCCACCTGTTAAAATAGCACCAACACCAGAGACAGCTTTTTTAATTCCGCCCAAGCCTTTACTAGCTTTTTTTGATTCGTCTTTTATATCAACTAGCTCAGTAGTTACATCCTGCAAGTCTCTTCTTAGACTTCCAAACTCTGCTTTTAGATTAACTTTTACTTCTTCTGCCATTTCTTAATAGTGTTAAATGAATAATTTCATTTATTGATTCTGGTATTTTATTTTTTCCTAATGCTATTCTAGAATACTCTCCTAAATTCTTAGTGTCGTCTTTTACTAATTCGAGCATTTCTAATATGTTTTTTATCATGAGGTTGTTGTTGCTTGTTTAATATCACTTAAAACAGAAGTGACTGTGTGTTGAGTGTCGATGTTAGTGAACACATAAAACCTATAAAAAACTGTTTGATTTGCAGAGAGCGAAGTTATTGCTGCATTTACTGTTCCAGGATTTACTCTTTTATTTAGTTGTGTTGTGTCAAACTTAATTTCTGTTGCTCCTGCTGTACCTCTTATAATTGCTATATCATTTGGAGTTATATCACTCTGATTAGTTGAATAAAAGAACCCATACTGATCTAATTGTTTAACGTCTCCAAGTGTTCCTAGTTCGCTTATAGAAGCACTTAATATCATTGTATTATTTGAGATTACAGTTGGACTGTTTATTGAAACTGTAGCTTGTGTCACAGGCAATGGAACGCTGTGATCATTTACTAAAGGAATGTTTCCTGTGTCTAATAAAACTGGAATTACCTCATTTGTGCTTATAATTTCTAGACCTTCAAAATTACAATCAGAGTCTGCTGTAATTATAGCATTGTCAGCAGTAATTATTGTGTCGTCTGATGTAAAACAAGTTGAATTCGGAACAAATTTGTCTGGAATAATTGGATCGATTGCAATTGTTTCTCCTGCTGTTGGTTTTATGTTTATTAATTCAAGCGTTGATTTGTTGGTTTCAAAGCTTGTCGTAATTTTATTAATCTTATATAAATTTTCAAAGATTCTTATTTTGTCTGCTAGGCTCAGATCAAGAGTCATTGAAATCGGCAAAAATGCTTTTAAAGTTGTGAGCCTTCTTTGAGCATCAAATATTTCTTTTATATAAGTCTTGTAATATTCTACAAATAGAGTTTGTTTAAATGGTGTTCCTAGATACTCATTTGGCTCTGCGCTAAAGTTTAGGTTTTTAGAATCTGTTAACCTTACAGAATTACTTGGTATAAACACATCTGTTTGTTGTGACTTACTACCGTCTGAATTAAGAACTCCAATGTCTTGTGTCGATAGGATAGGATAAAACAACAAAGGCTTTCCTAAATTTGGCTCTTGTTTAATATCAACGCTCCATCCCCAAAGCAAATCTTTAAATCCGCCACCGTTCTGATCTTTTAATCTTTCATATTTAAAATGCTCTAAAGGAACAGTTACAGTGTAGGTTTCGCCTTCAATTTTATCTAGGTCTTCGGCTGTGTAATCTTCAGCACCCCATTTTTTATTGAAAAGTTCATTGTGATTTTTAGCAAAAAAATTGTCTAAACCTTCATAACTAAAATCAACTTTTTTAAATGGCAAAACCGTGTCAACTGAGGACTCTGATTTATCAACAAATTCTGTTGCATCCCAAATCTTAGTGCTGCTAGAATAGAAACTATCTAATGTTTTTACTTCTACAATTCCGCTACTATTTTGGAATGATGTGAGGTTGAACATTTTAAAAAGAGAAGTAAGAAAATCTAAAACCTTAATATCTGGAAGTTGATTTGCAGCTCTTAATTGCGCATTTGAAAGCACAGAAGCTGTTCCGTTAAAGTTTGCTTTTCGAGAACCAATTCCAGATACGTTTTTTCTTTTTACTTGAAAATCTATGTCGTAAGTTGATTGTGTTCCTGTATCAACTGTGAAAGTGTAAGTTCCTGCATCTATTTCTAAACCTCTTATTTCATAATCACCATTGCTAGCTCTTGTTACGTCTTTATATTCTTCAAAAACTAGTCCGTTTTTATAAATAATAAAAGAAAATGCACTTGAAATACTTGGCTTAATAGTTACGTCAAGAAATCTTTGTTTTTTTCCTGCATCTGATCCAGAGGCTGCTTGATCCGCTTGAGGAGTAATAAAATAATTGTCGTATAAATCAATAACTGAGCCTGTAACATTATTGACTGTAAAACTGCCAACAGGACTTTCATTCCCTTCATCTTCAAACAGACCTCCAGTTTTGTTATGCATCCATAAATACAAATTATAAAAAGGTTCGTTTGTAGTGCTAAAAAAATCTTTGCTGAAAGTGATGTTATATCTTTGCTCTATAGCTCTGATAATAGGATAAATTCTTAAAGCTGGTTTTAATTCAGATAACTCCAAGCCAGTATCTGTTGTGCTTGCTTCATAGGCGATATTATTTATCTTGTCTGAATTATTATTTACAGTTGCAAAAGCTGAATCGTAAATCAGTCTTTTAGTATGTGTTATTAAAGGAAATAAAATGGCGTCTGTGAATGTTTCCCCATTGACCGTAATATCTAAACCATTTTTTAAATAGGCTTTTATGTTTGTGTCGTTGTAAGTAAATTTAAAAGTATCTTCTTTTAATAAAGGCAAAGACTTTAGTTTGTCATCACCCATTACATCTTTTAAGTTGACACCATTACCAAAGAAAGTGAGCTTATATGTGTGGGCCTTATTGTCTTTTCGTGTTGCGCCTTCAAACTTTACTTTTCCCTCTTTAAAAAGCTCATAATTAAGATATAAAGAAGCGGTCTTTTTTTTCCTAGCATCAAAAGCCGAATCGCCTATTATATGATAATTGTAAAAGTGTCCAAAAATTTTATTGTTTACTCTAGACGCAGGAACTGAAAAAGTCCTGGAGAAATCAGTAAACACTTTTTCAATGTCTTTTACATCTTGAAGAGACTGAGTAAGTGTAACGGATTCGTCTTTAAATAAATCAACCTCTTGGCCTTCTATATAGAGTTGTAAGTTTAGCATTAACGCACATTATTTATCTTGTTAAAAGCAAAGTCAAAATCGACTGTGTAATTGACCAAGTTATCGTTTAGACTTGTTTTGAGTGTTAAAGATTTGCTCTTTGGAATTATGGGGAGTGTATCTGATCCGTATCTTATCCAAACATTTTCAGACAAAAACAACTCTTCAATTGTTGAATTACTGTCTTCATTTATGAAGCCTGTATTTAGCTTTATGTTTTTTGTAGCATTTGAATTATATCGCTCTTTTTGACCTGCATACTTGTTATAAGTTGCTGTACTGTTTGAGATAGTATTACGTTTAAAAGTTTCATCTGTCACAGCAAACGATTCTGTTGATTTTTTAAAGAACCATAAATCCTGGAACGCTCCATATTTATTTGTAAAAGTCACTTTGTAAGGAGTGAATTTTGGCTCACAAACATTGATGACATTAATAGTCTTTTTTAAGGTGCTGTCATCTGTTCCAAAGATTTGAATCGTTGAGCTGTCAGCAGGAACTGTTATATATTGAATCTTTTGATTTGTGTTTCCACTATCTGTGACTTGAGTTGTTGTCGAGTCTATTATGTACTTGCCAACGCCCTCTGCAAATATTGGAAGCTTTCCTGCTGTTCCCTCTGGCAAATAAATTGTGTTTGCTGTAATAAGAGCGTCTGTTGACAATTGTGGATTTGCACTATCTTCAAAAAAACCATAACCTTCTAGAGCTAAATACGTTTCTGAAACTGGCGATCCGTATGTGAAAACTATGTTATTTTCATCTAATAGCGTGGCAACAGTTGAGACCCATACACATTTTGAAATGTAATCATTGTCAAAAGTTAGCGTCAAGTAATCTCTTACAAGTTCAGCTATTTCAAAAACGACATTAGCATCTGTTCCAATTAAAGAGTTTTGTAAAGTGTATTTTAAATCTGTTGAACTATAAGAACCAGAAGTTCCCTCATATACATAGACTTGAAGTTGTACTGTTTTTAGTGCCATTATGTTATTTTTGTAAAAGTTGGAATTATGTGATCTACAAACCAAATTTCTGAAATAAGACCAGTTGTTTCAAATAAATACCAATATGCAGACGGAACTTGAGACGCTGTCATTAGACTATTTTCTAAGGTTTGACTTAATCTAAAGTAATAACCTCCTGTTGAATTTGTTATTCCAGTACTGAATTTTCTAAATGTTCTTAATTTGGCGTTATTTATATCACTTGTCAATCCGTCAAAAACATAAGTATTTATATTATTTGTAAAGTTTAAATCTTGTAAAACACAGGGATTCATGGTTCTTCCGATAGTCCCTTGATTGTTTATTCCAAATGTATCAAGCATCCCTTCAATAGTTCCATAATTTAATTGTGTTGTGGTTGCGTTTGGATATTTTGCAAGCAGTTGCGCCTTAGTTATAAAGCTGTAACCTCTGTCAGAATAGTACTGTTGTGAATCGCCTATTGTTGGTTTTAACGAGGGCTGTGTCATGGATATGTTACATGAAATATCAGAACCACCGCTATTAGAATAGCCACTTGCAGGAGGTGAAACTGAATAGCTTACTGTTCGAGAGGTGTCATTTGTTACAGACCCAAAACTTAAAGGACTAAAAGCAGTTATTGTTCCTTTGCTTGAAATTCCTTTTACTATTGTTCCAGTCGAATAAACCGCTTGATTTGTCAATGCCGCAATCGAGCAAGTAAATGTCGGAAGAGAAGAAGTGGGCTGTGAAAATGTTTTAGTTATTTGAACAGTACTTCCAGAATTAGAGTAGCCAGCAGGAACAGTCACATCAAAAAACAAAGTAACATCTCTATCGCTTCCAGTTGTGTTTGCAGGATAACTTGTAATTGCAGAGCCACCACTAGTTGTTCTTTTAGCTGTTATTGCTCCGTTTACAGTTGGATTAACAATCGTTCCGTCTTGACTAATTGATCCGCCAGAAGCAAAAGCGTCAGCACTAGTCCAGGCGTTTTGAGCTGTTGTTGTAATTTGTATTTCTTGTGTAGAATTACAAGTGCTTGCCACACCGTCGGTTGCTTCAACTAAAAGCTTTTTGACCCCTGCTTTAGTTTTAGAAAAAATACTTAAAATGCTACTGTTTAAACTTGTTTCGAAATAATCAATATTATTATTAGTTATTTTAAAGGCTGTAATTGCGTGAACTCCTGCTGTAAAATAAGAAGCCAAGTTAATATCTACAGAAGCTCCGCCTGTGTTCAGAGATTGATTTGGAATTGATCCATTATTCGTGATACCTCCAGAGCAGACTATTGCAGGTTGTGTTGCTGTTGCATTACAATTTATTGTGTTGTCTCCAGAATTTGAAAAGTTTGGCGCAATGCTCATGCTAAAGATTACGGTTCTGCTAGTAGCTGAACTAACTGCTGCAAATTTACCTTCTGAAAAATCGCTTGCTGAAGATGTGTAAGAAACTATATTTCCATAAACAGAAGACGGGAGTGTCAAATTACCAAATTCGTCAATTGAAAAATTTTGCAAGTTTATTAATGAACAAGTCAAAGCGACACTTGGCAATGCTGGCTCGCTAAATTTTAGATAAAACGGTGATCTTACATTTATTTTAGTACTCATTTTTTATATTTTTATTTTGGATATAAAACATTTCTAATGTCATTTGCCAAACCACTTTCTAAATCATTTGGTAAATCTTTAAAAGCTTTCATAAATGGATCAGTAAAAAAAAGACTCCCTCTTAAACCTCGATTATAAATATTTTTAGCAATGACATACCCCATACTTTTAAATCCGCCTTTTGTAAATTTTCCTTTAGCGTCTCTAAATCTTATATTTTTTTTACGAGCAAACTTTTCCATTGTCTCTGCAAAATCTTTAAAAGTGCTTCTGCTTTTTCCAGAGCCAAATCTGTAAGGACTCTTTTTAAATTGACCTGTGACAATATCTCTTCCAACTCCCTGCTGCCCTTTTATTTTTGCATTAGGAGAAACTTTACTTGGGTCTTTACCTACAACACCTTGATCATAAAACAAACCATATTGAAGCATTAAAAATTTAAATTCAATTTCGTTGTCGGTTTCTTTTAATTGATATTTAAGGGACTTGGCAAGTGGACTGTTGCTGTCTAATTTTTTCTTTGAGTTTGCAATGACAGTTTTGCCAAAGATGTTAAGTGCTTGTTTTAGTTCTTTTAATTCCATTAGCACTTAGTTGATGGGTTTGCCATAGTGATAGAAAAAGAAACCGCCCATCCTGCAACGTTGTTTTCAAATCTATCTGTAAAAGGTTCGCAAGTAAAAGGACTGTCGACTTGATAATCTTTATAGTAAGTGTCTAATCTTAAAAGTTCAGCTTGAAGTCTTCCAGCAACTGCTAGCTGAGTATTAAGCACATCCATCTCATTATTATTTCCTCTGATGTCGCTTGATGGAGCTTTCTTTGAAAAATCCACTATGTCCATAAGAATTATTGAAATATCTGCTGTACAAATATTTGATGTTAAAGTCACATTATTAATCGTTATGTGACAAAGTGGAAATATTGTGTTTTTGTTTAGGTCAATTTCAGTGATGTCTCCTTGTGTTACTGTGTTCACAAATGGCTCTGCAATTGCTGCTGCCTGTAAGTCATCAATTACTTTAAAATAGTTGTTCATAGCGTTTTAACAAATAGAGGAGTTAGTGTTTCGCTGTGTTCAATCTTATGAGAACTGAAATCTTCTAGCCATTCTAAGCATTCATCAAAAGACAACTCTGGAGCTTCTTTAATTACACAGTCTAAAGCTTTCCAAAAATCATAGATAGCAACCTTTGGCTCGGCACTACTTACTCCAATAAGTGCGCTCTCAAAACCTTCTGAGAGAATAATTTCTTCGTCATCATTTAAAAGAAGACGCTCATAGAGTGCATCAATAAGTTCTGTTTTGTCTGGCATTTTTTATTCTTTTAGTTTCTATTTCGTTCTTTTGTTTTTCAAAGCTCAAATATGTAAGGCAGGATCTAAAGTTTAGTTTTTCTATATCTTCAAATTTTGTCAGATCGCCTTTGCTAATTGAGTAAAAGCTAACCCACCAGCCATAGACTTCGTTAAGGCTTCCCTCTGTTGTGTTGTCATTAGTTGCGGTTGTTTCGCCAAATAACTGAGGGAATGACTGGTTAACTCCTTTCCTAAACTTTGCAAAAAAAAAATTGCTCCAAAAGCTATATTTAAAGGCATTTGTTTCATGTCTTCCATTTCCTCTGGATTATAATCTTCAATGGTGTATTTGTCTTTNTGTGTGTCTTTAACCTTTCTAAATAAAACTGCCATTGCTTGATCCATAGTTTGCCAGTCACTCATAAGCGTATCTAAATCAACAAACTCACCAAAGCTTAAGTCATCAAGTTTAGGCACAAAACCATACTCAGTGTCGTTCATTTTAAAACGATTTGTAAATAATGATTTTTGACTAAACATTTTATTTATTACGCCAATGACTCTAATGATAGAAGTGTATTTAATTTTAACTACGTCTAGCAAATCAACACCGCAGAAAATTTCAATTGTTTTCTTTTGCAGGAAATCTTCGTCAGCGTTGTCAACAGAAATTTTACTGAATTGCTGGTATTGTCCGAGAGTTATTTCGGAGAGTTTGTTTGGGACTTTTAGTGTTTTTGTTTCCATTTAATAAAATACTATGTTATATATACGTTTGAGGTGTGTAAAATCGGTCTAGGTTTTTGCGAAAAATTACAATCATGCTTGGTCTCATAGCTCTATCTTGAATTAAGCCTTTGTCATTTAAGAATTTTATTCTGCCTTTTATAAATCTTATTTCAGCTTTTTTATATATGTAATCATGAAACCATTTTGTATCTGTGCTAGAAAAAAGAAGAAACACACATAGGTTTGAGTTACCGTTTTTAATTTCTTTTTCAGATTTTTTTAAAAACGCAGTAATATTTGTGTAAGGTGGATTTACGAAATTTCTTTTTCCCCAATCCATTTGTAATCCATTGAAAGAACTTTTTAATGGACAAGGATCAAAATCAAAATTAAATTCTTTATCTAATTCTTTATATAGGCTTTTCGGTGTTTGCCAATGATCTGTTTTTTTGCTAGTAATTAAATTTAAATAATTTGTATTCATATAATATGATACTGACCTTGGTTTGGATTCTTTAATTGATAGCCTACAGCGTACCGAATCGCATCAAGAGCGTGATCGAATTTTGGAATAGGCGTTTTTGATTTCTTTTCAAGCCAAGAGTAGTTGTTTAGTTCTTTAATCAGTGGTGCTGAGCCTTCGCCTTCATCAATAATCAAATCGTAATCTTGGAGGAGTGCAATTCCATAAGTAATACTTCCAGGGCCTTTAATACTTGGAACTATGTTTAATGTGGTTTTGAGTTCGTGTATTAAGCGAACCTCTTGTGAATCCCCCACGATAAGAGAATCGCCAGCGTGCTTTTTATTCAGCTCTCTTATTTGTGAGGTCGTTAACCCCTGCAAATAGAAACACAGTTTTAAATAAATGATTTTATTCTCTTTGTCTATAGATGTTTGAACAAGCGTTGAAGGGTCATTACTAAATCCATAATCTTGACCGAACACAGAAGGCGAAACTTCTTTAAACTTTCCTAGCTTCCAATTTGTGAAGATCACACCTTCTGCTTTCTCAATCCAGTTGCCTTGAATTACTGCTGCATATCGTGAAGGCCTTCTGATCTTCATTTGTTCTATTTGAGCAATGTAACTGTCAGAAAGATTTTTAATGTTATCTAAGTAGGTTGTGTGAACATAGGTTGTATCACCTTTGCTCATATTAGCTCCAGGCTGAACTCCTTTGTCTTCATAAAAACGTTTGTAAATAAAATGCTCTTTTGTTGAGGGATTGAGCAGCAGGATCACTCGGTTCTGTTTTAGCTTATGCCTTACCGATAAATCTATTTTGTCAAAAGAGTCTTCGTCAATCTCTTCTGCTTCTTCCATGCACCAGGTTGTTACACCTTGCAATGATTTAAGATTTGCAGTCTGGTCTCCGCTTGATGTTTTGATTCCTCTAAATATGATTTTGCTTCCATTCTCTAGGTTAACGATTTCGTCTCTAGTAATTTTGAATCTGTGTTGTCTTTTGAGCAGCTCAATCTTCTCCTTAAATTCTGGAATGATTGAAACGTTTGCAGAGCGAAGCGTGTATCTAGTAAATAGAATTGTGTGTCCAGGTTCAGTATCAATAAGGCCCAAAAGAAAAACCCCAGTGAAAAATGATTTACCAGATCCACGCCCTCCAGTTAGAATTGTATATCGTGTATCATTCCAGAAGCGTCTATACTTTGTCGAGTAGTTAATCGCTATCTTTTCCTGTGTCATCTACAAAGTTGAACAGCGTTCTGTAATCGATTTGAGGGGCGTCTGTTGAAACGTCGACGGATTCTTTGGCTTGTCCATAGGCAGAATCCATTAAAGCCTTGTAAGCGGCTGTGTCGGATTTAGTGATGCCTTTATGAAACTGCATAACAGTCAGCCAGTCTTCCATTGTTAAATTGTTCTCTTCACCTGTTAATGGATTTCTAGCGGTCTTCATTACCTCAAACCATTCTTTAACAATAGTGCTTCGATTTCTTGATCCTTTGGGTCTTCCAGTGGCCATTTTATGTCCTTTTTTAAATTGATGTTTTACAATGTCTTCTTTTGCCATGATGTGCATTATTTATGCATTATTACTTTAAACTTTGAGTAGTGATTGCGTATTTCTTAAAAACCTCTTTATTGTGCGAGTCTCTATTTGGTTCTACATGATAGCCTGTAATTGGATTAATATTATAATTCCAGAAGTCTTTAGGAAAAGGCTCATTTGCTTTTAACTCTTTTAATACTGGTCGTTTTGATTTATTCATAGTGATTATATTTCATCGTAAATTGTTAAGCATATATCTATCAAGGGAAAATAAAGAACGTAATCGGTGCAGTCCTTTTGTGGATAGTGTCGAAAGCCTATCACTAGGCCACCATAAAACCCGATACTTAATTCCCAATCATTTTCCATGGTTTAAATGTTATAAGCAGAAACAGAGAAAACTGCTTTATTGTAGCTATTGACTAGACAGCTTTGTTTAAAGAACTTATTCTGTTTTTTCATATATTTTTCCGTTAATCTTTATTTGTAAATCAGAATCAAGCTTTTGCATTCTGTCTATTATAACTTGACAGTATTTAGGATCAAGCTCCATTCCATAGCATTTTCTTTTAAGTTGGTGTGATGCAAGCATGGTTGTTCCAGAGCCAAGAAATATGTCCAGAATTAAATCTTTTACATTAACTCCTTTTAAAATTGATGAAATTAAATCAATAGGTTTTGGACAACTGTGCAAATCCCTTAATCCCTCAATTTGCTTTGTGTTTTCTTCAAAAAAATCAAAATCATATTTATTTTTTGGCTTACCCCATATATATAATGGCTCTATTTTTCTAAAATGACTTATTGAACCGCCACTCCTTTTGTTTCTACTTAGCCAATAAAAACAATCTTTAGGTTCTTTGTTCCACCAATATTTATTGTATTTCCATCCTGTTGAAATAAAAATAAAATTGCTAAATAGTTTAAGATTTGAAAACCATTTGTCACAAAATTTTAAATATTCATCGCCTTGCTTGTCTTTATGTGAATTGTATTCATATCCTATTCCATAAGGAGGATCAGTAAAAACCATGTCTGCCTTTTCGCCATTCATAAGCTTTGCCACTTGATCTGAATCTGTACTATCGCCACAGAGCAATCGGTGTTCTCCTATCTCTATTAAATCTCCAAGCACAACATCTACTTGCATATTGTCTGGCTCTGTGTAGTTATCTTCTTCTGCTTGTACAGGCACATCTGACATTGGTGGAAGATCTACACCCCAATCATTAAGGTCATCAACCTCCCACTCATTGGCTAGCATGTCAAAGTTCCAATCTCCTGCATTTGTATTGTCTTTTATGACAAACTCTCTCTGTTTGGATTCACTCCATCCTTCTGCAACATCAATCCAAATTTCTGACATGCCAGCATCTTGAGCAGCTCTTAATCTCATGTTTCCTCCTAGCACTAGCAGATCCTCATTGACAACAACAGGACGTTTTTCTAGCATCTCTGGAAAGGTCTCAATTGACTTGACCAGGGAGAAGTATTTCTCATCTTTGATCAGCCTAGGATTGTCTGGGTGCTTTCTAAGCTTGTATATTTTTTCTAGTCTTTTACTCATATCTCTTAAATTCTACTCTCAAACTTTCTACAATACCACTCAAACAAGCAGAGCATGATGAAGGCTTTTCATTTGTTCTGTGAACTTTATTGTAGATAGTATAGATCATGTCTCTCTCCTCTTCTGATTTTAGTCTTTTGCCATTGTAAGTCTGAAAAAACATCTCCAGGAACTCAAACTCATCCTGTGTCAGATTCCCTTTTTTTGGAAACCATCTATTGAGAGCTTCTTTTCTTTCCTGGCAGCCACATGGTTTGTTGATTGCTTTTGATACTGTATCAACTGCCTTTTTTATTCCCAGGGGTTTGGTCACATATTTCTCAATGTCATCTCCTAGTCCTTTACTCTTCATAGTAGTGGTCTTTTAGTTTCTCATTTATCTTCACCTTGCATCTTTTTACTGTTCTGTATATTGTAGAAACAGAGAGCTTTGTTGCTTGACTCATGTTGTTTGTGTGATTTTTAAACTCGTATCTGTAGAGATTAAAAACTCTTTTGTCAAACCAATAGAAGCTGTCAACATAGTCATCAATCATTTTGTCAATGTCTTTTTCAGTTTCCAGGATTACTTCTGGTTGCTCCTCAAAGTTCTGACTTGCATGTCTTTTTAGATAGCCTATGTTGTCATCCAGGGAGATGTATTTGTTCTTTTTTCTGATTAGATCTATGTACATGTTTTTGACTGTCTTATATAGTTTAAACGTGCCAGAGTCAGAGATTCGGTCTAGAAATTTGTTGATCATTCCAGGATTGTTCTCAGCCTTTTCAAGTTCAGCATACATTTTCAAGAAGAGATCCTGTGTGATGTCCTCATGGTACTGCCCTTTGAGCTTGAAGTATTTCACATCAATGTCATAGACAAAATCTTTGATCCTNTCATAGCGTTTTGCAATATATTCTAGAGCTTCTTTTTTTGTCATTTGTTTANAGCTTTGTATTTCTCAATGATCTCTACCANCTCAAATCTGTCCCANTTGTANCTTTGCTTTTTTGAAAGTTCNACTGTCTGCTCNAGATCATAGACTCTNTCCATGCCTANCTTGTCAATCAGATTGATTCTGTAGTTTAGAAGATCCCCAGATTTGTAGTANTTGCAGGAAAGGCACTGTCCATGCACATTGTCCTCATTGAATCTGAGCTGTGGATGTTTGCCTGCTGAATAGAAGTGACCAGCCTGGAGCTTTGTTTTTTTGTCACAGGAGATGCAAGGCTTTCCCTGGTCTCTGTTTCTGATGTAGAGGTGAAAGTGTCTGACAGCTATCTTAATGAGCTGTGCAACTGTTTTATTTCTGTATATATTTTTAGCCATGATCAAATGGCTATCTGGACACTATAAAGCTACNATCTTCTAAAGCACATCAAGTCTAGAATGATTCAACAATTTCGATAGGTTATAAACAAAAACTCCCCACATATAGCAGGGAGTCAAAAAAAACAAATTAAGATGAAAAAAAGTTAGCGTTTTTTTGCTTGTCCCATTTCCNATGTCCCTAAGGTTTTGGGATTTGGGACAAACTTTTTAGGCACGCTTCAGCCTATGCTACAGAAAGCTTTGTTTGNATGTTTTTCTGTGCTTCTTGATAGTGCTTCTGAAAAGCCTTCAGATAGTTTGAAACTGTAGGCTCTGACTTATTAATGATCTTGGCAATAGTTTTCTGCTTTTTGCTTTGCATCTTTAGTTCTACTATTTCTCGCATGATCTTAGTGTTTAGCCTGGTGTGCTTTCCTATCCTTTCATAAGTGAGTTCAAATCTCTCATTCTTTTTTTCTTTGATAGGTTTCTCTGTTTTTACTTCAGAGACATTTGCTTCCAGGTGTTTCTGGAAAATTGGTGTGAGTGCCTGGATGATTTCGGTCACCAGGTCTTGAGTTGTGTTTGTCATGTTCTTGTTTTTAAAAATTAAAATGGTAAGTCATTTTTAGTCTCCTTCTCTGGAGTGTCTAGTATTGGAAAAGGTGTCAGCTCCTGGTCAGCACTGTTTTCTTTTCTGCTTTCTCTATTGCATATCCTTTGATTGCATTGAAAGCTCTGTCAGCTCCTTCTTTGTCTGTCCATTTTTTGCCAGATAAATAGGCAACTACTTTGACCTCATCTCCATCTGCTATGTTTGCTTCCTGGAGTGTTTTGATTCCTTTATCATTCCATTCAATTTTGAAGAAATCAGAGTAGTTCTCTTTTTCTAGATCTGGAATGTGCAGGATCATGTCCTGGTTTGTGTAGTTGTTTCTTGTTGTTGGCTCGCCTTTTTGATAGACAATGCCATTGAGTTCTAGTTTTATGCTCATGTTTTAATATTTAGTTGATTTACGTTCTGTAGAGACCTCAGCTAGTCCCTGCTTTGTTTCTATGTTGCTGCTGATTGATCTATTCATTCCCACCTCACATCTCTGATCAAAATAGGTTTGAAATATTTTCATGATTTTATCTATGCCTAGTGATTCATAGAATGATCCATGTTGTCCTTTGATGATTTGATTGAACAGCACAGTGAGATCTGCAAACTTTAGTGATCCATAGTCTGCCAAGATCATGTGAGTTGCATACTCAATCTGTTGCTCAGTCATTGGTCTTTTTAAATCTAGGAGCTGATTGAGATGTATCATCCAGCCTATCAAGATTGCTTCTATGGTATTTGTCCCAGCCTCTCTTTTGACTGAGTTTAGAGTTCCTGTTGTTTTGTCATCAATAGCCTCTTCTATTGTTTTGACTTTTGTTGCCATTGTTAGCATCAACTTATGAGGATTGTATTTTTTCAAAAGCTCTCCTCTGGAGGCTTGAGTAGTTACTTTTTGAGTCATTGTTTTTGGTTTTTATGATTATTTCATCCTCCCAGCTTTTGTTGTTTAAAAAAGTCTGAGGGTTTTTTCTATAGGCTTTCTCTGG